GACAACACCAATTGGTAGAATGCTCCCTGCAGAAAAACTCCTGCAGACCGTCACACATAACATCAATGTTCTTCACAGTGTTCTCCAACCCTTTGGCCTCCGGACAGAATGCCGACAAGAAGGCACAGTCCAACACTGGATGGCACTCGTAGACCAACTTGGGGGGGATTGGGTAAAAGTAGCTAAGTACAAACTTAGCGCCTTTTTCGCATATCACCGCCAACAAGATCTACCAGTTAGTCCATTTAAGGAAGGAACTGACCGACCCGACTTCATTCTGGGCGGAGGAGCTGGAAGGTGGCTGAAGCGTGCCCTGCGTGGGCCTCACAGAACTGAAATACTATCAACAATTAAACAATCCAAGAAGGGAATGACCCGACCGGGAAAGCCTGAATTGGAGAAGGCAAAAACAGATTATGTGAGGCACATGACAGAGTCCACCTCAGGAACCTTCGAGTTTCCAGGAGAAGGGTTCAACATCGACTGGGCCGAGCTCCCTGACGAGGACATCTCGTTGTCCACACACCCCATCCATCTCGAGCAAGAGCTGAGAAGGACGGTGCGTGAGATCTTCCGGGATTCCAAGCCAATGAGCTGGGCAGACAGAGTCAAGCCCTTCTTCCCCTCCACAAGTGCCAACTACATCAACAACCGAAAGGATGCTGGTGCAATCGGAACTATCGCAGACCATCCGGAACTTCTCAGAGGTCTGAGATCCCATGGAGGGGGTCTGGAACAAAAGAGGGAGGACACTGATAACAATGAAGAAATATCCCAAACAATTAGAACCATATCCTTAAATGACACGGAACTAAAATCACGATTCAAAACCTTCTGGATCAGACTACTCAAGAAAGCCAAGGACGAAGTTCCACTGGTGGCACCAGTGGCACTGTCCGAGGCACTCAAGGTTAGAATGATTACAAAAGGACCACCATTCCTATATACATCTATGCGATGTCTATGGAAACACATACACACTGAACTGCGAAAACACCCGACCTTTGAACTGATCGGTCAGCCTGTAACGGCTGAGACCATCTTAGATGGGATGGGCGCCAGACTCGAGGATGATGAAGAGTACCTCTCTGGAGATTTCCAAAGTGCTACGGACCTTATCAAGACGGACGCTACACGGATTGTAGCGGACGA